AGTCATCGTTGTTTGGTGTAAATCCAAACCATAGCAATCTGAAAATGCATTAGTAAGAGTTCCAGTAGCATAGTGCGAGGGAGCAGTTCGATTCTGCGAGTTGGGTGCGGTCTTTATAGGCTATCAGTTTGATTCTGATATTGGTTATGCAGTGCGGTGCAAGTCCGCATACTGGAAGCGGCCGGTTCGCTACCGGCTAGACAGGACAAATTGCGGTCACTTGCCTGTCGAAAACAAAATAATGCTGAAATGGGTACCGTTATAGTGACAAGTCAGACCAACGGAGAATTGAGCGGTCAACAAAAAATCTCCCCATTTCGGAAACCGCTCAAGTCAGAATAATTAGAGGTAAAACCAACGGAATAGCCTGACGAGGCGAAAAGCAAAACCACGATTGCCTGTCCGTTGTTTTATATAATCGTGGAATATTATCAAACGTGGAGGTAGAACAGGAATGAATTATAAAGAATTTCTTTTCAACAAAGACAAAATTTTAAGTTTTTGCCCAGAATTAGCGGTTATCTTTAATGATTATGACTCTATATTGGTGAAAGAATCAAAAAAAACAGATTGTAAAGAGAAAAAACCTGATAAAAATGGCTTGGGGAAAGCAATAGTTGTAAATCAAATCAATTACTGGTTGGAATTAAACGAAAAATCAAATAAAAATTTTGTAGATGGGTACTACTGGACGCATAATTCTTATGAGAAATGGGTGAAAGAAGATTTTCCATATTGGTCAGTTGATACTGTGAAAAGAATATTTTTATCCCTCGAGAAGATCGGTGTACTTGTTTCAGCAAATTACAACAAATGGTCTATGGATAAGACGAAATGGTACAGGATTGATTATGATGAATTACAAAAAATTATAGATATTGTTCAAAATCAAAAAGAAAAGCAAGTTGCACCTATCGAAAGTGAAATGCGCACGCTCGTCGGGGCAACTTGCACCAATCGTCGGGGCAACTTGCACCAAGCTATACCAGAGATTAATAACATAGATTATATTACAGAGAATATCAATACAGAGAATATATATGATGTATCTAGTGAATATACATCTTCTTTTGACGATAGATTATATAATAATTTAGATAAGATATATGCTCCTGTTCCACAGGAACGAGGAGAACACTCCTCACAAAAAGCAAACCATGATAAAAAAATCTCTAAGATTTGTACCTATGGAGATTTACAAAATCACATAAAGCAAATCATTGAGCAAAAAGACATCAACAGTGAGGATTGTTGCTTTAATGAACAGTTGGTGCTTGATGTTATATGTCAATTTTACGCTGATTATAACCTTAATATGGGTAAACCACATAGGATTATGTCAGACATGGCATATTCCAACGTGATTGACAGATTTCTTGATAGCCCTGAGTGCTTAGATGATGCAGATTTGAACACCTATAAGGCGATGATTGTTAAATATTTTATGACTAATTATCGCCCCGGCACCGAACGTAGCTTGTCGCACTTCATGTCGAATAGGATTCGAGAAAATCTGTATCAGAAGATAAAAAACGATGTTTAAAAGGGGGTGTACTGCATGGATATAATCAAGGTGAACCACAAAGAATATGTTGCCTTTGAAGATTACGATATGCTGTCAAACTGCTACAAAGAGATTTCAAAAGAATTAGCAGACTTGCAAGAGAGATATCATGATTTGGTTATCAGAAACAGGCAGCTAAGCGAGAAAAATGAATTGCTAGAGTCTGATTCTGTGGAACTGGCGGTAAGACTGTATGGAAATGTCAAGGCAAAATTAACGCTAGAGGGTGTTAGAGAATATTACGTTTATTATGACGGGAAAATGCCAGTTATTAACAGTGATGGGTATACAGAATTTAGGCTAATAGAGTTCATGGACATATTTGGCAGAAAAAATCTGGCGTCGCTAATACAACCGCTAGAAATATATGCCGAACACAAGAGGGGTGAGCTGAATGGATAAAATTCTTAAGTGGATAATTATTATATGCCTAGCCTTGATAGGCATAGGTGTAACATGCACAGGTGTAGGCGGACTGATTATTGCGGATGGATTATTGCAAATCTTAGAGGTTGTTATATGTACGTTGATAGGATTAGTGACCGTGATTATAGGAATTTGCGTAGTTGTGAGTGAATAAGGAGGTAAGATGACCGAAAAAGAGCTAAAACTAAAAATAATAGACAAAGCCGAGATAATCGCAAAGGGATTGTTAAGGGGAAAAGATATTGAGGTTCGTAAGTCGGCTAGTGGGGTTAGCATAGCAGAAGTGTCAAAAAAGGTGGTGAGTAAATAATGGAAAATCCCAAAATCAGAATTGAGAGTGATGGAATACTAACAGAGGTTTACTATATGGGCGAACAAATAATGGCTTGCAATAAGGTTATATTTACTCACAAAGTAGGTGGTAAACCGAAGTGCTTAATAACTCAAAATAAACTTAGCTTTCATTACAAGCCAAAGTTAAACAATGAACTATTATAAATTCTAACGACATATCCGATACGGAGGATATGCAACAAGTCAAAATGGAGACTTCTTTTATTTTTGAGAAAGGAGTCTCTTTCTATGTTATCAAGCGAATTTCAAGAGACAATTAAAAATATTGAAAACAGCATAGAGCAAAACGAGAATAACGATAACGAAAATGTTAAGCAACATTCGGTTGGTATTAATCACTTGAAATTGTATGCAAATGTAGCTCATTCACTATTCTCGACAGGCGACCACGAGGACGCACTGGAAGTGTCAAAGAGAGCCAAAGACCTGATAAATATATACTGCAATCAGAACTTAGATGGGCGTGATATATGGCAAACAGAAGAAATAGTTAAGCAAATGGGTGGCGGTGACTTTGAACCGCTTGAGATTTTCTATTCGCTACTTAAAGACGAAAGCTATTATCGGTTTGAGAGTTTTATATATTACATGGAGCGATATAGAGATATAAAAAAGCGATTTTATCAGCCTAGAGAAGCGACACTGAATGTTGTAGTCGAGGACTTGCAAAGCCTTGACGATAACAGGCAAAGTTTTTATGGCTTGTCAATGCCAAGTCGTGTCGGGAAGCTCCTGAGTGATGATACCCTGGTATTAACAACAAAAGGATGGAAAAAACACGGAGAACTATCTATTGGCGATTATGTATTCGGGCTAGATGGAACGCCTAAGATGGTTACTCATGTTTTTAAAAAGAATGTGGCAAACAAAAGAGTATGGTTTACAGACAAAACATATATTGATTGCCATGAAAACCATGAATGGCTAGTTTATGATATTTCCAAGGGCCGAGAAGTCATACTTGAAACAAAAGATATGGCAGATTGTAAGAAACCAATTAAGAAAACTGGAAAAGATAGATGCAAATATAAATTACCTAAAGTTTGCGGACTTAAAACTTCAAATATTGATTTACCTATAATGCCATATACATTAGGAGTTTGGCTAGGTGACGGCACGAACAGACACGCTTATATCACTATTTGCGATACAGATTTAGCAATACTTAATTCTGTTATTGAGGATGGATATCCGCTTAGAAGAATTGACAGCAATAAAAACGGATGTAAATTATATGGGTTTGTAGGATTAAGGGAATGTTTACAGAAAGAGAATATGTGTTTTACAAACAAAACTTGTCAAAAACATATTCCTGAAATTTATTTGATTGCAAGTGAAGAACAGAGATTAGATTTGCTTGCAGGATTGATAGATTCTGACGGTTGCCTATCAAAAGATAAAAAACGGTTTACATATGTTACTACTGACGAAACGCTTAAAAACGATATTGTAAAACTTATATCTACGTTTGGATGGAAAGCGACAATGTCTGTTCAACAACCAAAAATTACAACAAGCGGAATACACGGAAGAAAACAAGTGTATTATATATCGTTTTATCCAACGCTTAAAATACCATGCAGAGTTGAACGGAAAAGCAATAATTGTGTATCAAAAGGGAGAATGATAGGAATTGAAAAAATAGAAGATATCGAACCAGTATCGGGTAATTGCATTTCGGTTGAAGGCGGCATATACAGAGTTGGAGAAACATTAAAACCTACTCATAACAGTACGATGTGTCTCTTTTTCTTAGCATGGGTAGCTTTAAAACGCCCTAACTCACATAATGCTTTAGGTGGACATTCAGGAATACTGGCTAAAGGCTTTTACAAAGAGCTTATGAACCTTATAACCACACCTGAATACACATTCAAGGAAATGTATGATTATTTCCACCCTGAATATGCTACAAAACCGTTCCCAACAGACAAAAGCGCAGAAGAATTTACAATCACCCTTGGAGATCCGGACAGATTCGCAACAATTACTTGCCGAGGAATTGACGGAACCTGGACAGGAGCAGTGGACGTATCGAAGGACGGCTACCTGTATGTTGACGACCTTGTACGTGATAGAGAACATTCACTTAGCCCTATCCGTATGGAAAACACGTTCCAAGAATACTTAAACAAGATGGTTGACCGTAAGAATGACGGTGCGAAAGAACTAATGGTTGGAACGTTGTGGAATGTGTTAGACCCACTAGAAAGAATCAGAAAGCAACAATCAGGTAATTCAGGTTACATCTTTAGAAAAATCCCAGCACTAGATGAAAATGACGAAAGCAATTTTGCGTATAAAATAAACGGATTTTCGACATCGTACTATCACGACATGAGGAACAAACTTGATAACGCAGAATGGATGGCTAAATTCATGCAAAAGCCATACGTTCGAGAGGGACTTTTGTATTCACCGGATGAACTGCAATTTTTCAATGGAATACTGCCTGAGGGCGATTATCGAATAGTGACTGCAGTAGATGTAGCATGGGGTGGCGGCGATAGTTTATCAATGCCAATATGTGCTGAATATGATGACGGAAATGTGTATGTGTTTGCATGGGTGCACAACAAAGGCGCAAAAGAAGAAACTTTACCACTTGTAACAGGACGAATCATGGGAAATGAAATCAGGCAAGTAAGATTTGAGGGAAATACAGGTGGTGACCTTTATTGTCAATATGTCAGCGAAATGTTGCAAAAAGCTGGTTACAAATGTTCGTGCACTTCAAAGAAAGCACCAAACAAGATGGATAAGATTTCAAAAATTATAGCTTACTCCGGCGATGTAAAGCGTAAATTTCATTTCTTAACGCCAAAACTTCCTAGCCAGGAAGAACTGGAGAAAGACAGAGAGCTAGGTATTAAAAGATATATAAGGGATAAAGAGTACCAAACAGCTATGGACGAGATGGAAAGCTTTGTAACAATCGGCAAAAACGAACATGAAGACGCAGTTGACGCCATAACACAGGTAGAAATGTTTATCGAAAACCCAGTGAGCGTAAAAACAGAATTTCTTAAAAGATTTTTTTAGGAGGTATTCATGGAAATTAACGAAATAAAAAAATATCTCAAAAGAATAAGTGTACTAGACAAGAATATCAATGACAAGATGGAAAGATTGTATGAACTAAGACTAGAAATGACAGGCGTACAAGCAATTTCGTATTCAGAGAAAGTCCAAACCTCATGCAGCGGTGACAAAATAGGTGATGTGGTAGCAAAGGTTATCGACACAGAATGTGAAGTTGATTCACTGATTGATATTATGGCGGAGGAAAAACAGAGAATAGCAAATCAAATTAGTCTACTTAGCAACACTAGGCACAAAGAGGTTTTGTATTTGAAATACATAGAACTAAGGTCAATAAGCGAGATAGCGGAAATGCTAGAAATAACAGTTAGAGGTGTAAAAAAAGCACACAGGAAAGCACTTGAGGACTTTGGGAAAACTTTAGACACACAATATTTAGAAAAATGTTGACAGTTCACCACCAAATGTAGTATAAAGGTAAGTGAAAAAGTATCTATGCAGGTATTATCTCTATTCCCAACGTAAAAGGCGTGGTTTATCCCACGTCTTTTTTTATGCAAGGAGAAATAAATGGCAGAAGCAAAAACAATATACTGCCCACGATGTGGTAGGCACGTGGGATATTATGACGGCAGACAGACCATGAATGTCATAGGCAACTGCCATAATTGCAACAAACGAGTGATTTATGTTGTAGCAGAAAACAAGATAATTATAAAAGGTAAGCCACCGAGGTTATGCTCGAGCGGCTTGATTTATTGGGGCTAAAAATGAGCAAATTATTATTAGGTCGTGAAATGATTTTCACAGACGAGTCAGAAGTGACAAAGGACAATATAATACCGATTTTGGAAAAGGCATTCTTATTCCATGAGAAGAATGTGTCAGATGAAATATATCTGTTTGATTATCTTGCCGGAAGACAACCTATCCTTGACAGAGAGAAAGAGATACGCCCGGAAATTAACGAAACAGTTGTTTTGAATCTTGCAAGTAGAATCAAGAATTTTAAAGTAGGCTATGAATATAGTTCACCGATAACTTATATTCAGGCCGGAGAGGTGCAAGCCTTAAAGGGAAGACTTGAAAAGATAATTAGCAAGATATTCAAGAAAAATGACGCAATCAAAGATGATTACAGAATAACCGCACTCAACGAAATGCTACGTGAACAAAATAAGGCATCGCAAGACGTGTTACTTGCAGACAGCTTTAAGTCATGCGGATTAGGATATAGATTGATTTTACCAAATGACAACGAAAATGAATTGTCACTATTCAAAATGACAGTTCTAAATCCGACAAATGCATTTGTCGTTTATAAAAACGACGCATTCAGAGAACCTATGTTGGGCGTGACTTACAGCAAAATGGCAAACGGAACATACAAAATAGGTGCATGGTCGAAAAAGAATTACTTTGAGATAACTAGAGGAATAGGAATTAACAATTTTTCGCCAAACTTTACCATGAAACCTTGGGTATATGGCGTCATTCCAGTTGTAGAGTACGCAAACGAGAGAAACATTCAAGGCAGAAGTTTTGCGTGCTTTGAGAATGTTATATCAATACTCGACGAACTGAATACAACTAATTCGGATAGGGCAAATAGCATAGCACAATTCGTACAATCATTATTGTGGCTACACAACTGTGATATTGACGACGATGCACGAAAGAAGTTAGTTGATGGTAACGGACTTATAGTTACGCAGTCAACTGGCGACGGCAGAGACGCAAAGATAACATATCTGACGCAGACGTTGAATCAGTCAGAGATTCAATCTTATGTGGATTATCTGAAAGAGGAAAGCCAAGAAATCAGCGGCGTTCCAATGTTTGGAATTTCTACTGGTGGTTCTACTGGAAGTGCTACAAGTATGAGCAATGGTTATTCTGAAGCTGATACAAGGGCGCAGACAAGCGAACAGGAATTTGATATGTCAGAGCATAGAGCGATTGAGGTTATGCTTGCAATTGCTAGACACGATAAACAAAAAGATGATGCAGACATAGGCAGCCTTAGAGTGTCAGATATAGGCATCAAGCATTCAAGAAATAAGACTTATGACCTTGCAACTAAAGTCAACGCATGGGCAACCATGGTAGACCGTGGTGCAGACTTGCTACACGCCACAACTATTGCTGGATTCGCAACAGATCCACAGCAGTTTACGGTTGATAGCAAAGAAATGGTTGAGAAAATCAGAGGAGATAAGGTAGTTGCAAACGTTCAGCAGACAACACCTGACTCACCCGACACATCAAAGATTATGCAAGACGCAAGCGACCAACCACAGCGTAGCCCCTACGGAGAGATTAACTAATGGTGTATGAAGATGATTTTGATGATGAAGAATTAGAAGAAAAGCCACAACGCCATATTCCATACGAACAGTATTTTGGCGAAATGGATATAGATAGCAACAAGAAAGATAAGCGCATAAGTTTTTCTAAGAAATTGGGAATAGCTTTGGTTGCGCTTTTTTTGTGGCTAAAACATATTGAGAAAACTCAAACGAATATTCAACAGGCAAAACTAAGGCTGAAACAGGAATACACAAAGAGTTTAGGCGATGAAAATATAGATGATTATTTGGCGGACTACATAGAAGAAATATCAGAGTCGATAATAGATTCAACGCTTAGAAATATTGACGATGATTATTTCTTGTCCGAGGATAGGGCAATGTATATAGCCGAAAATGAAGCTAATACATCTTACGCCTATATCGAATATATACAGGCTATAAAGCAAGGCAAGACAAGAAAACAGTGGCTTGATATAAAGGATAATAAAGAGCGTAAAACCCACCTTAGGGTAGGCAGTGAGGTAAAGCCTATTCGAGAACCTTTTAAGGTTGGAGATAGTTTGATGTTATTTCCAAAAGATAAAAAAACATATAGCGCAGATGATAAAGAAGTGGTAAATTGTAGATGTAGTATAAGATATTTTTAAACAGGAGGATATATACATGGCAAAACCACTTTCTTTAATTGGTAATAGGTACGGGTCACTGATAGTTGTTGCAAGAGCTGAAAATAATAAGAAAGGCAATACTATGTGGCTTTGCAAGTGCAATTGTGGCAATGAGAAAATTGCACTTGGTTATGATTTAACACACGGAAGGACAACATCATGTGGTTGCCAGAAAGGAAATCCCGATATACCATCTTTGAGAAGAATTGATTTAGTGGGTAAAAGATTTGGAAATCTAACTGTTAAATCATTAAACGAAGAAAAAAGTAAAAATGGTATACTTATTTGGGATTGTGCGTGTGGTTGTGGAAATTCTGTATCTGTTAGGGGCGGAAATCTAAAGTCCGGTCACACAACATCATGCGGTTGCCTTAGTAAAAACACACATCCGAAATCGTTTACTGATTTAACAGGGAAAAAGTTTGGGAGATTAACCGTTATTAGAGAAGATGGTAAGAAAAAGGGGAAAAATCATGGGTTTGCAAATGTGATTGTGGTAACGAAGTTACTGTTATAGGAAATTATTTAAAAACAGGGAGAACGAAATCGTGTGGATGTCTTGCTATTGAAAACAGGAAAATACCACACAACAAAAAGCATGGGATGATAAAAGAAAGAATTTATTCAGAATGGAATAGCATGAGGTCGAGATGCTCCAAAACGTATCATGGTCATAAAAACTATTTTGATAAGGGGATAGCTGTTTGTGATGAATGGAAAAAAGATTTTGAGCCTTTTTATAAATGGTCAATAGAAAATGGATATAACGATGATTTGACAATAGATAGAATAGATAATAACAAGAATTATTCGCCGGATAATTGCCGTTGGGTAACGATGAAAGAACAACAAAATAATAGGACAAACAATGTGAATATAGAATACAATGGAAAAGTACAAACACTAAAGCAATGGTGTGAAGAACTTGGATTAAATTATGGAATGGTAAAGGCAAGACGACAAAGAGGAATTAAAGTTCCTGAATTGTTCAAACCAAAGCATAAAAATCAATATCAATAATCAAATATTTTTAAAATAATCAGCACTCATGTTTCCATGAGTGCTTTTTATATGCGCTAGAGAAAGCGCAACACAAATTTCGCATTCGTCAGAGAAAGACGTTAAAGAGCAAATTCAAAATGTGAGAGAACACGTTAAAACGCAGAAAGAGGTAAATAGTATGGATTGGAAAACTTTACTAGGTGACGCATTTACAGATGGCATGAGCGACGATGACGCAATGGCGGAGTTCAATAAGATTTACATGACCAGGGCAGACCACGACAAGGAATCTGCAAAGTCGAAAAACCTTATTGATTCTTACTCAGCCCAAATCGCCGAGAACAAGCGCAAAGAGCGTGAGCGCATGTCGGAAGCGGAGAAACAGGAAGCAGACAGACAGGCACAGTGGAATGACATGCTTGCACAGAATAAAGATTTGTCGAGAAAACTTCAAATCAGGGATGTGGCAGACCAGTATAAGGAACGTGGATTTGATAATGACCTTGCGGTCGAGACAGCCACAGCACTACTTGACGGAGATAATGCAACAGTTATTTCAAATGAGAAGATTTTTTCGGACAAGAGAGAGGCCGCATTACGTTCCACATGGGAAAAGGAATATAGCATAAATGTTCCAGCTGGCAATGGCACTGGTAAAGTTGATTATTCAGCACAGATAGCGGAGGCACAATCAAATAACGATATGGTGACTATGGCAAGCCTTATTCGCCAACAGAATGAAGCAAATAAACAATAAAAATAGAAAAGAGGTAAAGAATTATGGCAGAGCAATATGCGACAAGTGGTTCGGTGCTTAATTATAGTGGAATGCTTTTCAACAAGGGCAACACAAAGACACCATTTTCCACACTTATTGGCGGTAGAAGAAAGTACACAGCAAGCACAGAGTTTGTGACAGGACAGGAATACGAGACAGCAACAGGCACACAGCCTGAGATTTCGGAGAGCCAGTCACTTACTGCACCTGACGCAACGGTAGTAACGAGAGAGCAAAAGACTAACGTGACACAGATTTATCAGGAGTCAGTTGGTATTTCGTACGGAAAGATTTCCAACATGGGAACACTTAGTGGCGTAAACATTGCCGGACAGGCTGCAAACCCTATCAACGAGGAAGATTTCCAGGTAGCAGCTAAGATGGCTAAGATTGCACAGGACATTGAGTATACATTCATCAACGGCGTATTCCAGAAGTCAACAGGAGACGCAGTAGCGAACAAGTCAAGAGGACTTCTGAATGCGATTACAACTAACATAATTGACGCAGATGGCAAGGCATTAACATTCTTGCTTGTGTGCGAGGCGATGAAGCTTATTGACGATTCTAACGGTTCACTTGACAACCTTGTACTTGGTGTCGATTCGACAAGTAGATTACAGCTGAATGCAGACGCAGCAGCGAATGGTTTGACAATCGTGGAGAGTGGCAGAACTGTAAACGGTGTCAATATCGACACTGTACTTACTCCACTTGGAACCATTGGCATTAGAACGCTTAAGTATCTTCCTAAGGGTACAGTAACAGCGTTTGACCCATCAATCATGGCACCGGTCGAACAAATGGTTCCTGGTAAGGGCAACTTCTTCATTGAGGAACTTGCAAAGACAGGAGCTGGCACAAAGAA